ATTCAGCGAAGGAGGCCGCCAAGCATGACGATGCGATCGATGCGCTGGGCATCATCGCTGGCGGTAATGTTGCTCCGGATAATCCGGACACGCGCCGCGCGAAGGAATGGGCGGCCCTCGGCCGCAAGAAGGGCGGCATCGAGAAGGTGGCGGCCGAGATCGCGCAGATGATGCAGTATTCATACGCGAGCGGCAGGGCATCCGGCGAATCCGGTGTGGATGCGAAGATGCGCGGCGCGCGCAACATGATCGACGGGCGCATTGTGTCGGCGTTCATCGCGCGCATGAAGCTGATGGAGGCGCAGAGCAGCACCGGCCTCCCTGCTGCGCTCGTGGTTTCCGGCCTCGAAGTAGTCAAGGTACTCGATGCGTTGGTGTCAGCGGGCTACAGCGCCACCGGCCGCATGCGCATCGGCAGCGCCGAGACCGATCCAGAAATGGTCAAGGCGCACAGCGAAGTGCGCTTCGCCAGCTAAACCAATACCCGGTGCCGCCACCAACGGCACCGGGATAGTAAATGCGTCACCTCCAACCTTCCACAATTGGCACAACATCAATGCAGGCAGCAGGGGCCATCACCGTGAACGACCAGATCAAAACGATCTCAGCAGTTAAACCAAGTCGCGGGAGCGGCCAGTCCCGCGCGAAGAACAAGCGAGGTGGGGAAAACGTCCGATGGAAACGCCTGACCGACAATTTCGATGAACTGGTGCGCCTCGGCGCAAATCCGGCGTTCATCGCGCCGCTGCCGCGCCTGGTGTTCTTCAAGCACCTGACGCCGATTCAGGGCCTCGCTGGCCTCAAGTACGCCAGCATCATGCGGATGTTCGAGCGATACCACATCGCGCCGGGCATGCGCCGCACCACCAAGAGCCAGTCCTTCGAGCCGGTGCGCGGTTCCGAGGATCAGGAGCTTGAGCGCCGCATCAACAACGGCACCATCGGGGATTACGAGGACGACGCTCGCAAGGCCCGCAACCAGCACAAGCGGCTGATGAAGGTTATGGACGCCTTCAAAGACCCGATCACCGGGCGCAACTTCGCCAAGGACATGGTTGAAAGCCTCGTCCTGCTCGATCAGGAGCCGCCGTCGAACATGCGCGCCGACATCGGCCGCGTGCTGTCGGCCGTCGCCAAAGAGTTCGATGTCACCGACAAGCCGAAGCGGAGGAAGTGAGCCATGTTCTATCGCAAGGCATTTATGGGTTCATTCCTGCACACCGCTGGCGCCGCCATGGGCGCGGTGATGGCCGGCATCGTGTCGTACAACAGCCCGCGATTCATGTCTGGTGCGCGGGATCTGACAATCCCACCAAGGTCACCACCCAAGAAAGCCAAGAACCGTGGGGTAAACACCCATCGTGGCTGGCGTGATTTCGCCTACGAGGTCAATCGCGACCCGAACAGCCGAGAAGCCACCCGCAGGCGCCGCCAGATCGCAGCCGGTTCGCTGCGCGTCGAGAATGGGCTGGTGCCATGAAGAAGCGCGTCCACATCGACAAGTCGCCGTGCCTGTCGCGCGGCGCCAAATCCACGCTATCCCGTAGCAGCGATCCCAAGAACAGCCGCTACGGGGACATCGGCCTCGGAAAGCAGGGTCAGCCGATCCTGCGCCCGATCACCCTCCCCAACGCCGACGCCTTCGCAAGGCTCGGCGCAAACTTGAAGGATTGACCATGCGCAAGACGTTCACGACCACCACCGCAGACCCGCTTGGCGCGTTCGACGAGATCAAGAAGCACCGCGCGCTCGCCGCTGAACAGTTCAAAAACCCGGCCCATGTCGGCACGAACAGCAGCAGTAAGCCGGACAAGGAGAGCGGCGGCCACATCTACACGATCACCTCGACGTGGGAGGAAGGCCCCGCGCCAGAGCCAGAGGCAACCAAGGCGTGACCTTGCGCCTTGCCATAGGTTTAGCTGTGGTTATGCTACAGCTAACCCCCGGCTTTGCCCGTAGCGTGGACCGGGCACCCGACCCGTACTGGCGCGGGCAGATCGAGGATTTCTACAAGAACCCGTACCTCTATGACGACCGGTACGTTGACCGCCTCGGCTGGGCGATGATCGTGGATCAGCGCATCTGGAACGGCGACGAATGGCTGCCCCTGGCATCGCGCCGTGGCGGCGATTTCTATCGAAAGATCGAGCAGGAGATACGAGACGGTGCCGTGGATGCCGAGTGAATCGATTCGGTGTGCCGCCAGTTTACGTGCATAACTCGACTGTCTCACTTCCTACTGTCTCACAAGGCCATTGACGCGATTTGAGACATCGATACAGTCCCAAAACACCAAGGCGGGCGATTCGTCTGAAACGGCAAACTTCTTCGGGGCACCCGCCTTGGTGCATTCCGGTGTTTCCACTGGTCATCGGAATTGTTGCGGGGTAGAGCAGCCCGGCCATTTCCTTCTTCACGTCCTTACTTTCGTGGAAGCCGTCCATCATTAGCCCTGTCCATCCGTTGTTTAGGAAGTGTCTTGTGTTAGATAGGTTATATCCGTCCCCTGCACCATAATCAACAAAGAACTTGTTAGTTGTTCCGATGTGGTCGAAGATTTTTTGCAATACCACTTCTTCGCCATGCTGCGAATATTGGTTAGTTTTCATTGCCTCTTTTTGTGAGGGTAGTTTTGGGAAGTTCATTTGTATTGATTTATTAAATGTAAAAGATTCTTTGAAAAAGCATTATATGAAAAATGTTGCTTAACGTGTTCGTATCCTTGTGTGGCGACTTGTTTTTGTCTGAATGGTTTAGATAGCGAGTTATCAATTACCGCTACTAAATGGTCGTAATCTTTGTATGCAACTAAATGCTCACCTTGTCTGAAGTCTTGGTATATTCCATTGTATTCGTGACTAACTACCATGCAACCGCAAAACATAGCCCTAAGTAATCTATCGCTAAAATACCTTTCATAGTTGAAGTGCGAAATGCTTAACGCTATTTTTGCACCTCTCAAAATCATTGCTTCTTGTTGTTGTTTGTGGTTTAGGTTTCCACTTTCCAAACCTCCCCAACCAGTGCCAAATATCGCAAACTGATTTCCGTATTGCTTTTTTAACTTTCTTACGGTTTCAAATCTTTCAGCAGATAACGGAAAATGATTCTTGTAATTGTTGCCAAAGAAAACAATAGGCGCGAACTCTACATATTGCCCATTAGGTTTATATATTTCTTCGTCTACTGAAACTTGTAGAAAGTCCGCTTTCAAATCTTCTTTACGCAGCGAGTGAACGTCTGTCATGTTAGTGAACAAAGTAACATTCACAAACGGTGCTAATTCTTTGAACCAACCTATATCCTCCCTAACATCGCCTGTCCAATTTATTTTAACTCCTTGTAGTTGTTTAGCGATTGACGGTGTAATTATGTTAGGTGTCTGAACCTGCATGAAAACAACATCTGGCGAAAAGTTATTTATCCGATTTACAATAAACGCGTCAAAGTGTTTGCCATGTGTTTTCTTAGCCGTTGCCCAATCCATTTCATCGTATGCTGATGATATTGAACGGAGCGCACGTCTTAAACCGTTTTGAGGTTCTAAATTATTGTAGATTCCTAAGTAAAATAACCTCATAATGTAGTAGGTGCAAGAGTTAAATAAGGCGGTGGAATAACCTTGTGTTTTTTGTAGTCAAAGGTTCTTATTCCGCTTTCGTGCAGGTGGTAAGTCTTAATACTTAATGATGGATTAGTTACCTTGTAACCTGCTTTATGGAGCAAATAGGCTATACGGTTATCACAGCCTCCTACACCTAAATTAAAGTCCGCGCCCTCAATCGGATTTATACCGCCTCTGAATATCCAAACATCTTGCGAATCAGGGCGGTCAAAGAATCTAGCCTGACCGCGTTTAATATCGTAACGAGTAAGCGCGTAAACTTCGCCATGCTTTATTTGGTTAGCAAGTAGCAATGTTTCATCAAAGTAAATATCGCTATTCGCAATTACAAAAATATCATCATTGTCAAAATCTTCATCATGAATAAGTTTAGATGAAGTATGAAAATAATCGTTGTAAGTCGGACGCGGTTGTATATCGTGAATTGTTAAGAACGGCAATGCCATATTCTTTTCCAAACAAATATCCAACTCCGCTTGCCTTGCTTGAGAATCTGATTTGTAGGTATTGACTAAGAGGCGAATCATATCTTCACAAAGTTCTTTTGAGAAAAAGGAACGTAGCACATAGACAGCCAAATAAGGCGTAAAATCCAATGCCACTTAGTAGGGTTAAAATCCCAACCGATAAAGCATAAAGCAATGTAACCTGCAACTAAGTATATAAATACTGCTGCAATTTTTGTAAGAATGTTTCGCATAATAAAAAACTATTTGTGGGCTAAATTAAGTTATTCGGGGAAACGTCAAAGTATTTTTGTGCGAAAGTTGTAAACGTGGATATATACATTGACGGCTATATAGGTAAAGGGGATTTTTTCAGCGAAGGTTTTTCGTTGAAAAGTCTACGTGAACAAGTCAATGCTAATCAAGGCGACAATGTAATAAACCTATACATTAACTCTGGAGGTGGTGACGTTACAGAGGGATTCGCTATTTACGATTATCTCGTTTCACTTTCTGAAAGAAGCGGATTCGCAATAAACACAATAGGCGAAGGTATTGTAGGTAGTATAGCTACTGTAATTTTTCAAGCAGGTAAAAACGGCAAAAGAAAGATTCACGCAAATAGTGAATTTTTTATCCATAACCCATACTGGACACCGCAAAGCCCCGAACCAATGGAGGCGAAAGACGCTCAAGCACTTGCGGAGAATCTAAAGAAAGCAGAAGAGAAGATACTTAACTTCTACGTTCAACATACGGCAGGTAAATCCAAAGAAGATATTAAGGAGAAAATGAATATGCAGACTTCATTCAGCGCAAACGAAGCGATGGAATGGGGTTTTGTAGATGAAGTGATAGGCACTCCGATTGAATCAAAAAAGCACTACGCTGTAATGGCATTTATTAACCAACCTAAACAAAACACAATGGAAATTGAAAAAAAGTTTGAGGCATTTGAAACAAGTCTGCTTCAAAAAATCACCAACCTTTTCACGCCTAAGATTAAGGCGGAAATGAAAAAGACTTCGGAAGGAGTTGAAATATTTTATGAAGGCGATATAGCTATCGGCACTTCTCTATGGTTAGACGAAGCAAAAACACAACCTGCACCAAACGGAGTTCACACAATAGACGGTGTGGAATACGAAGTTGCAGACGGTAAAATAGCTAAAGTAGTAGAATCGTCTGAGGGCGATACAGAGGCACTCAAGGCGCAAATAGAGGCACTAAAAGCCGAACTTGCTGCTAAAGAAGATGCACTGAAAAATTCAACTACTGAAACCGAAACTTTGAAAGCGCAAGTTGCTGAGGCTAACACCGCAATCGAAGAAGTGAAAACGGAGTTTAAAAACTTCAAAGCAGAAATCATCACAGGTGGCGAACCTGAAAAACCAAACGACCAACCATTTAAAGGTGATAAAACCGCTAAAAAGAATATGGTTAGCGAGGTTTTGGAATATCGCAAAAACAAAAAACAGTAAACCAATTAAAACACAATTAAAAAAACAGTAACATGGCAAATGTAATAACCAGCATCCCAGCACAGGCAACCGAACAATTTGACCTGTATCTTAAACCACTTTTGGACGACCCAAAGGTAAACGCGCTCCCCTTCGACATTCTCGTTGGGAAATATAAGAACCGCGAACTTTACTTTAATAACAACCTCGACAAAGCAACTGTAAAAAAGGTGACTTGCGGTTGGGATTACAACGCAGGTATAGCTTTTACCAAAAAGACTATCACTCCTGTTGAAGTTGCGGCAGCTATCGAACAATGTTATGATGAAGTTGTAAATACAATCTTCGCTAACGGACTTCCTGACGCATGGCGCAGAGGTGAACTTCCACCCGAAATCGTAGATTTTCTTTTGACACAGCAGCAGTATTCTTTTAACCGCGATATGCTGTCTTTCATCACTTTGGGCGATACCACAATCTCAGATGCTTACTACTCTATAATGAATGGTATGTATACTAAGTTGGCAGCAGGTGCAGCAGCAGTAGATGGGACAGTAGATGCAGGCGCATTGACTTCTTCTAACCTTAACACTACTAACTTTTTCACCACTATGAAAGCGGTGTATGACGCGCAAAGCCGTCAGTTGAAGCGTGTAGAGAAAGCGCAAAAAGTTTGGATTTGGACTGAAAGTGTTTACGATGCTTACCTTGCTTATTTGTATGTTTCAACTCAAACAAATGCAGGTGCGATTCAGCGCGAAACAATCGTAAACGGAATGACCGAAACCACTTTCATGGGTATTCCGATTGTAGTTTTGGGAATCGTAGATGAAAGACTTGAATCAGATTTCTTAGATGCTTCTAACAACGTGATTGACCCCTACCGCGTTATTCTAACCGTAGGTTCTAACCACAAAATTTTGTTAGACGGCACAGGCTTCATGGAGCAAGCTGCTTGGTATTCACAAGACGATGATGTTTACCGTATCGCAGGTTCAGCGTTGCTTGCTTACGAATACGGCTACGGAGATTTGAATGTAATCGCAGGATTCTAATTAAAGAGGGCGGTGTAATAGCCGCCCTTTAACCTTTAAAACACAAAGAAAATGGCTTGTATAGATTTATTAAATGGAATTGCAGCCTCCTGCGATGCGCTAAATAAGGTAGGTGGAGTTAATAAGCGAGTTTGGATAGGGCAGTTATCACAGATAACAGGCTACACGCAAGACGCGAACGACTTCATTAATACCATTACAATGGGGCAAGATGCGAGTTCTAACGCCTACACTTTAAAACAGTTTACAGGAAAGAAAAACAAAAACAATGGAACTTATGAATTGACCGCAGGGGAGAATGTAAACACGTTTAACACCTCGTTTAATTTGGAGGTATTCCATTATACGCCAGAAGACAGAGCCAACCTTGAAGCCTTGATTAACGCGGACGATGTTTTTGTAATTGCTCAAACCGATGCAGGTCAAATCGAAGTATTCGGAATTGACGAGGGGTTGAACGCGAGCGCAGGTAGTGGAGGCACAGGTGTAAACTTGCAAGATAAAACTTCTTTCACTTTGACACTTAGCGGAGAGCAGCGCAAACTTCCTTACCTGTTTTTGAACGGTGGAACACTTGCGACTTCAATTACTTACTTAGATGGAATTAGCGAGTAAGATTCGTGAAGCAATAAACAGCGCGGACGAAACAAAGATTCGCGCTGTTTACTTTGAAACCTTTGGGAAAACGGTTAAAAAGGATTGCAATAACTGCTACAATGAAGCAGTAGGACGGCTGATAAAATTTGCAAAACAAAAAACAAATATGAGTTCACAATTTAAGTTTAAAAAAGAGTTTGAAAACGATAAGGTGACTTTGAAAATCGGAGGTTCACGCCAGCTAATAACTGCCGAAAATCTAACCGATGAATTAGCGGAGTTGCTTATCAATAACGGACGCGGTCACATACTCGAAGAAAACAAGAACGCGATTCGCAAGGCAGATGTTTTGAGTGTAAAAAAAATTACTCCCGAAACTTTTTCAGCACCACAGGAAAAACCGCTACCTACATTATCAACCTTGAGCGAAGCAAAGACCGATGGGAAAGAATTAGCGGAGAATGTGAACGTGCAGGTATCAGAGGTGAGCGAATTGCAGCCATTGACGGCAAAGAAGAGAGGCAGAAAGCCGAAGGATTCAAAATAGGTGCTGAGGGTAACGTTCTTTCAAATTCAATAGCGTGTTTGAGGTCGCACTTAAAAGCGATAAAACAAGCAAAGTCGGAGGGGTTAGAATGCGTTCTAATTTTAGAAGACGATGTAAGTTTTGTTAGCGACTTCAAAGAAAAGTTTAACTGTGTTTATAGTGAACTTCCTGAAAGTTGGGATATGTTGTATTTAAACGGAAGTCCACCGTATGCAGTAAGAAAACACAGCGATAACTTAAACAAAGTGTGGAGGTTAAGCGGTGCGTTTGCATACGTTGTTAATAGAACATTTTACGACACGCTAATTGATGAATTGAGCAAAGAGGAAAAGCCTTGTGACGGTCACTATATGGACTTACAACCTAAGTCTAATTGTTACATAAGCAGGGAAAAGTTAGTTAAACATTTGGATGGTTACAGCGTGCGCGCTGAAAAGATGGTGGTGTATCCACATTTGAGATGAACATATTTAAGCCCTTTCAGAATCTTTTTGTTCCTGTAATAGAGGATAAAAGCCAAAACATATATCGTTACGGATACGATAACTTACTACCTAACAAACTTATCCAATGGATTAACGAAAGCGGAATAGCAAAGCGATGTGTCAATAAAGTTGCTACATACATTTCAGCCGATGGATTCTCCGAAGAAGCCACAAAGACTTTTAAAGTAAATCCGTTTCAGACTTCAGACGAACTCCTCGAACAAATCAGATTTGACTTAGCATACTTCAAAGGGGTTGCGCTTGTAATTAGTAGAGATAGAAGCGGTAAAATAGTTTCCGCTAAGCACACACCTTTTCAGTCCATACGTAAAACATTACGCGGTGATTTCCTTATTAACCCTACTCTTGGCACTAAAGACTATAAGAAAGAAAAGGGGGAGTATTATCCGAAATATAAAGGCGTTACGATTACGCCTATTCAACTTGCGGAACAAATAAAGAACTACGGAAACAAGGGAGAGATTTATTATGTGTATGAAGAAACACCCGACAATCCTCACTATCCTGTTCCCGACTACTATGCAGGTATAGAAAACATAAGAACGTCAAGCAAGATTCAGCAGTTCGATTTAAACATGGTTTTAAACGCATTCATGCCGAGTGCGATACTTACTTTGGTTGGGACTACTGATGATAAAACACAGGACAAATACGGCAAAACTCAAAGAGATTATCTGAATGAAAGTTTAGACCAATTTACTTTGCGTCAAGGCAGCCAAACAGGCGAAACAAATGCAGGTGGCTTATTGGTTTTGGAGGCAAAAACCAAAGATGAAATTCCGTCACTTCAAACTTTCGATGCAAAAGCGATTGTAGACAGTTCAAATAGCAAACGTGAAGTAGTAGATAGGGCGGTGTGTAGAGATATGGGAGTTCACCCTGTATTAGTTGGGTTTAGCGATGCAGCTATTTTAGGTAACACGCAATCAATAGCCAATGCGTCTATTGAGTTAAATAACAACGTGAACGGATTACAAAGAATGATAGAACGTGCAATGAAAAACGTCTATCCTGAATTAGATTGGAGCATTACAAAGTTCAATCCTGTTTCTTACATTCCTGAAAGTGTAATGAATGATTTGACACAAACCGAAAGACGCGAGTTGTTCGGGTTTCCTGAATTGATTGTAGAGGGTGTAGAAACAAAACCGCTACTAATTGAAAAATTAGGGATAGGTGGAACACAAGCATTCACGCAAATATTAGGCGATGTGAATTTGAGCGTTGAACAAAAACGTGCTACATTGACTTTGTTGTTTGGGATTAGCAGCGAAGATGTTTTAAAATTAGTTCCTGATGTAAATCCTATACCATGAGTGTAAATTTTAAATGGCTTACTGTATTCGATATGAAAGGGCGTTTCAAGCTAACTGAAAACGTCCCCGAAAAAGACTTTGACATATCGGTTAAGGACGCTTACGACTTCGATGTGATTACTACGTTGCCTGATTCGCTAATGGATTCTATTAAC